GGCAGGGATAATCTTGCCGGCCTGTACGCCCTCCAGCCATTTGATGGCCCGCTCGTAGCGTTCTTTTCTTATCTCACTGCCCATCTTTTGGGGCATGGCTGCCGTCATGTGGTAGAGGGCGATGTCGCAGGCATACATGACGATGAGCCGGTTGCGATGGTCACCTTCAGCTTTGAACGTGGCCTCGGTGTCGTACACGGGGCGCAGGTACCCTGCTATCTCCTCCATGGCCTCGCGCTCAGCACCTGCCCGTATCTCGGACGATGTCTGCGAAACGACCTTTAGGGCCATCTCGCCAATCACCACACGATAATCTTCATCTGTTACAAACATAAGTTACATTGTTATATATATTGCTTTGCGTTCGATGTCGTCCACGGTCATTCCCTTGCGGAACACCCCACCGGCAACGAACTTTTTGATATCCTGTTTGGAAATGACTTCAAGTCTCCCCTTGATTACGATGACCATATACTTGCGGTGCGTAATGTGGCGCAGATAGTCTGCTTTCCTGACCGCACGCTTGAACTTCCAAGCGAAAATGATGTCTTTGATTAATTTTTTCATCTTACCAACTGTTTTTTGAGGTTTGTCTTTTACTGAATTGTGGCTGAAAACTTTCCTGTCGCGTGGTGCGCTGCAACTGCCAGATTGCACCCTCGTCTGCGTCGGGGGCATCATCGTTGCCGCTCATGCCCTTTTCAAAGGCAAGCGTCTGCGCAATGCCCGCCTGCATGTCCGGGTCATCCTTTTGCGAAACGTCATAGAAAACAAAACCGCGCTCCCATAGCGGACTGATAGCTTCCACACGCTGGAACTTGTCCGGCTTCTTGCGCTTGTCACCCGTAATGGGTAGCTGATAGCCGCGCTGGTTGCCCTCTATCGTGAAGTCGTCCAGGATAATGTCCTGCATGAAGCTGGCTTCCATCATGAAGCGGATAGAGATATTCTTTTCAAGACTCCATTCATATAGGTCGTAACACCAGCGGACAAGTTCGGCCACGGATGCCTTGCGCACAAAAGCCCGCAGGTGCCACAGCTGTGACTTATACTTACCCCATAGCTTTGCCGCCTTGGTGTCGTTCGTCTTCTTACTTTTCCATGACGGGTCTATGTAGAGCACGAGTTCGTCAAAGTCGCGCCATGCGGGGTGCTTGGCATATTTAATCCATTCCTGCTTGAAGACCGTTCCCTCGATGATGGGGTTGTGCATCATTTCCTTTTCCCATGCGCGGTAGCCCACGAATTCGGCATAAGTCCGTGCTTCCTCTTTCGTCCATTTTTCGCGCCATGTAGGGTTGCCCTCACCATCAACGGCCTTCACCTCCGACACATGTACGCCTTTGGTCTTACAGATGTCAGCCAGTACCGAGGTCTTCGAGATAAGGTTGCCCACCATGATAAAGCGTCCACGGCCTACGTCAAGTGCACCGAAGAGCGCTTCCTTCACCCAATCTGTTATCTCGCGTACACGGCGCGGATTGCGACAAAGTTCATCATCATCGAGGTCGTCGATAACGATGTAATCGGGTCGAGCCTCACGTTTGCGGAGACCACGCGGCGACTGTCCGCGTCCGCATGCCAGGAAATGCACTCCGTCCTTGGTGGTGAACTCCCCCTCGGTCCAGTCACCCATTGACATCTGTTTTCCATAATCGGCGATGATACGTTTGTTGTACTGGAGTTCCGCCTGAATGTCACCTAACAGGCGGTTGGCACTGTCCTCCGATTTGCCGACAACGACCATGAAGTTGATGAGCCGCTTGGGCTGGAACATCAGCCACAGCGGAGTGAAGATGTCCATGTGCGTGGACTTGGCATGCCCGCGTGGCCATTTGAATACCGCTTTTAAATTAGGTGTATTCTTGACCTTCAGGGCTGCGGCATTGTGGAACGGCGCGTTGTGTACAATCCGGATGACCTCGCCCGTGACCTTGTCGCGCAGTTGCAGGAAGTGGGGAAAGTAATACTCGCAGAACGCGGCATAGTCCTTTTGTAGCCTACGGATACGCTGCTCTTTCTGCACGGCCGTCTCACGAATGAGACTCTTCGTGTCTGTGATGCTCTGTATCTGCCGGCAGTGTTCCTGCCACTCCAGCTGCATCTGTTTAAGTTCCGCAATCGTAGCCATACTCGTTGTGTATTATAATGTAGACGGGTTCTGCATACGCTCCATGAGGAACTTGTTCTGATACTTATTAATTGCCTTGATGAGCTCGGGGGTAATCTCGGGATCATAAGAGGCCTGGTCCTGAATCCAGCGGTTAAAAGCCATGAAGACTTCGATAGCGTCAATCACATTGGCCTTCTTATCGAGCTTTTCGATGGTCGCCGACAATTTGGAAAGTTTATCAGCCAGCGAGCCAATGAGTGCAGGGTCATCTGACTTGTTGACATTTTCGATGAGCCCATCTATCGTCACAAGTAACTTGTTGACCAGTTCGGGGCGCGAGATGTTTTTTGCCGCACGTGCTTCTTTCCACCCCTCCGTATTGGCCCACCTCGAGATTGTGATGCGCGAGACCTCTACCTTGTCGGCAATCTCATTCTGCTCCATGCCCGAGAGGTAGAGTGAGCGGGCGAGCGATTTCTTCTTTTCCGTTTCCTTTGTCATTTTGTTGTATATGATGAAATTATTTATAGTGCAAAATTGGCGCAAAATATTGACACAGAAAAGGAAGTGTGAACTGCGTTCAGTATATACGGAACTGCGTTCTTTATTATTTTGGAGGATAGGATTTATGCGCTAATATTGCAGCAAAAATCATTAAGAATAATGGGTAAAAGAGTACGTATTTCGAATGAAAGTGTGAATTGTTACGGATTCCGTGTACTGACAGCAGGTGTTAATGTGGAGCAGTACAAGCGAAACCCCGTCCTGTTATATATGCACGAGCGCGGTAATGTCGTTGGCTATGTGAAAGACCTGAAGGTTGAGAACGATGAGATAACGGGAGAGTTGATGTTCGACTGCGCTTCGGAACAAAGTGAGCGCTGTCAGAAGCAGTTCGAGTTCGGAAGCCTGCGCATGGTCAGTGCAGGACTTGAGATTATTGAGACCAGCGAAGATCCTGCAATGCTTGTACCAGGACAGACCCGTCCGACGATAACGAAGAGTCGCCTCTTCGAGGTGAGCGTGGCAGATGTGGGGGCCAATGACGACGCCATCGTCTTGGAAAAAAACGGAAAGCGAATAACATTAAGCAAGGACGGAGCCTGCGGGCTCCCCCTTATCACTCATAATAACAATCAAAGTAATAAAGACATGGAACAAAAAGTTATTGCCCTGCAGTTAGGGCTGCCGGAAACGGCGACAGAGAATGAAATCAATGCGAAGCTGGCGCAGCTGAAAGCACTTCAGCAGGAGAATGAGACCCTGAAGGCTGAGAAACAGACCCTCGCCGAAGCTCGTATTGCACAGTTGGTTGATACTGCTATTGCAGAAAAGCGCCTTGATGCGCAGCACAAGGAGCAGTTTGTGAAGCTCGGCGGGCAAATTGGTGCCGAGGAGTTGGAAAAGACCCTTCAGGCCATGAAGCCACAGGTGAAGCTGTCGGCAATGCTGGGACATCAAGGAAGCGCTCCCGAATCGGCCAGCGAGAAGACCTACACGAAACTCAGCGAGGTACCGGCTGACGAACTTGTGAAGCTGCGTGCTGATAACGTGGAAGAGTATAAACGACTCTACGAAGCTGAATATGGCATAGCCTGTGAGTTATAGACAAAGATTAAGCTGATAATATTTAAACAGATAAGGAAATGGAGAAAATGACAAAAATGAGCATGCTCACCAGCTTGTTATTTAACTGCGTGATGGGTGCTGTATTAGCTATTATGTTAGGTGTTACCCCATGGATGGGTGCCGTTGCATTGAATGTGCTGGCCCTTGCTGTTGGTGGAGCTTTACCAAAGGATGCGCTGCGTGCAGGTGTCTTTACAGAAGTATGGACAGGTGAGCTGGTAAAATCACTGCGCGGTGGACTGGAAGGCTCGTGGTTGGACGGCGTACCCGACCAGAGTACAATCGTCAACAACGATGTGATACACCTGGTTGACGTTGGCGTAGACCCTGATGTGTTAATCAACAATACAACCTATCCGATACCTTCTCAGGCCTTGGATGACAAAGATATCGCCGTGAAGCTCGATAAGTTCCAAACCAAGGTGACGCCTATCACCGACGACGAGCTCTATGCGGCCAGCTACGATAAGATGGCTCGCGTGAAGGAATCACATAGCAATGCTATTAACGACTCGAAGTTCACCAAGGCAGCTCATGCCCTCTGTGCGCAGGAGAATACTGCTAAGACCCCCGTGCTAAAAACCACGGGCGAGCGCGATGCTGAAACGGGTCGCCTTCGGTTGACGATGGCCGACTTGGTGGCACTGAAAGCTGCAATGGATAAGTTGCACGTGCCAGCAGAGAATCGTCGTTTGGTACTCTGTTCCGACCATGTGAATGACCTGCTGCTTGTCAGTCAGACCTTCCGCGAACAGTACAATATCGACCGCGCTACAGGTAAGGTAGGTAAGCTCTACGGCTTCGATGTTTATGAGTATGCCAATACGCCGCTCTACACACAGGCCGGCAAGAAGAAAGGCTTGGGCGTGGCTGCCGGGGCCGGCGAGTTCAACTGCTCATTTGCATTCTACACACCGCGTGTGTTCAAGGCGACTGGTTCAACCAAGATGTATTACAGCGAGGCTGCAACCGATCCTGAGTATCAGCGCAACAAAATCAACTTCCGCCATTACTTCCTCTGTATGCCGAAGAAGGCTGATGCCGGCGTAGTGATGATGAGCGGATACAAGGCTTCTTAATCGGAATTCAATGAGCAAGCCAATGCAATATCTCGTTATCCACTGTACGGCCACCCCGGAGGGACGTGAGGTGAGCGCGGACGAAATCCGCCGCTGGCACACTGCGCCCGTCAGTCAGGGTGGCCGTGGCTGGAAGCAGGTGGGCTACACGGATATGATACATCTTGACGGACGCGTGGAACGACTCGTCAATAACAATGAGGATGCGCAGGTTGACCCGTGGGAAGTGACCAATGGTGCTGCAGGCTATAACAACGTGAGCCGACACATCGTGTATGTGGGTGGCTGCGACAAAGCCGGGAAACCGAAGGACACGCGCACCGAGGCACAGCGCGAGGCATTGAAACACTATGTGGAGGACTTCCACGCGCGGTTCCCGCAGGTGAAGATTGTGGGGCATCATGAGCTGAACCCAGGCAAAGCGTGTCCGAGTTTCGATGTTCCAACTTGGCTGCGCTCGATAGGCATTCGACAAGTTTAACGATAAAAACCAACGACAATGGCAGAGACAATCTTCCAAATCCTGCAATGGGCTATCCCTTCGGGCGGTATCGGTGTTGCCATTGCCTGGATTGCGAACCGCCGTTTAAGGACGGTGGAAGAGAAGAAAAAAGTGGAAGACACCTACAAGCAGATGTATGACATGGTGAGTGCAGAGCTTGTAGGACTTCATAAACAAAACCGTATCAATTATGAAAAGATGGAAGAACTGCGTGGCGAGAACGACAAGACACGCCGCGCCCTCAACCGCCTCTCGCGGGCTATCGAGGCCATTCAGCTGTGTCCTCATCGCGTTAACTGTCCTGTCAGCAGTGAGCTGTCGCTCAGTGAAGACGGCGACAAGGGAAAGCCTCACCGCGGAAAGTCACGAACAGAAGGAAACGACACGGCAGATGGCCAGCATCGCACGGTGGCAGCAGCAGGTAATGGTACCCGAGTCGCGGGTGACGCTAAGCGTGGCTGAAGACAGCCTTTCCCTTCTGCCCGTAGGCGCAGGCTACACCGCTCGCAAAGGACAGGCGCACGTGAAAGTGAGCCGTCGGCCCTCGGCAGACAAAGAAAGCCCTGCGCAAATCATTATCGAAGCGGGATGTGATAGTTTGGAGGTGCAGTGCGCACGCTATGAGCAGCGCATCGAAACGTTGCGACAGCAAATTCAGACGCAGCACAAGCGGCGTTCAAACACTGCTCAAATGCAAAAAGAAACGCATTTCAATGACCTGAGAATGCTCTTCTTCGCCTATGTGGCTGGGGTGGCGACTGGCATAGTATTAATTTTAATCATAAAGAAAAAATGGCAAAAAGTGTTTTAGACGGAACCAACCTCATTCTGAGTGTTGACGGTAAGGCCCTCGGTTTTTCAACGGGCTGCAAGGTAAGCACATCGACCGAGACAGGTGAGCGTGTGACCAAGGAAGCCGCAAGCGGCAAGTGGAAGGAAAAGTATGTGAAGAGCTTTTCGGAGAGTATCTCGGCCGACGGCTGCGTGCTCACGGATGGCGACGATGACATGCCCACCTACGATCAACTGAAAGAGAAAATGTTAGCAGGCGAACCCATTGATGCCGCCTATGGTCTGCGCGATGGTGATAAACGCACAGGCAAGTCAGCTGGCGGTTACAAGGGCAAGTATATTATCACATCGCTTGAACTTGATGGTCAGGCCGGCGACGACGGTAAGTATAGCCTGAACTTGGAGAACTGCGGAAAAGTGGAGAAACAGGGAACAGGTCTCACTGAAGCTTCACCTGCTGCAAGGCCTGCTGCAAGTGGTCATTAAATCAGATAGCAGATATAAATAAGGTATATGAAACAGCTACAGAAATTGAAGGTAGGCGGACGGGAATATCCCTGCCGCGTGACCATGGGTGCGATGGTACGCTTTAAGCGCGCCACAGGCAAAGATGTGAGCCAGCTCAATCAGAGCGACATCAGTGAGCTTGTGCAGTTCATCTATTGCTG